ATTCAATCGTTAGATCTACACGTTTAAATTTTATATTATGAATATAGTAGACTTATACAAGGAACATATAAACCCAACACCTACAGGAGTTGAGATACATGAATTATTTCATAGGTTTAAAATTCAAAGTTTAGATGTTTTAAATCCGCTAGATGATGAATACAATAAAGAGCTAATTAGAAGCAGTCAAGTAAGAAGAAATTTATGTATTGAATGGGTACTTAAAAACAGTAAGCTATGAAACTATACAAATTCAATCCAGAAACTATGTCTTACGAACGTCATAATGCACGTCCGTTAAAGATAATGATCACAACACTAGTTGGATTCACGATCTTGATACTAGCATGTCTTCCGAGAGACTACACGATCAGCCGAACGATCATAAATCCAATCAGAACGATAGTCGAAAAACCAGTCATCAAGAAGGTCATCGGTACGTACTACCACGCTGAGTCAGGACAGACTGATGCATGTCCGTTAGAGACTGCGGATGGACACATAATAGATAGGTCTAAGCTACGTTCTGGTAAGTTACGATGGATTGCACTGTCTAGAGACCTGATCGATCGTCACGGAGGACATTTTAGATATGGTGATAGGATCTATGTTTAGCACCCGGACATACGGCTTCGCGGATGGTGGATACTTCATGACACGATGAATAGGAGATTTAAAAACAGAATTGATTTCCTGATTGATAAAGCGGCAGTCTTCCCCGGACGAACGGAAGGAATATTAATAAGTAAGGTGAAATTTATATGAAACCAATCAGCACTTCCGTCAGGAATTCCGTCAAGAGAAACATTAAACCGTAAATTAAATCAAATCAAATGAAAAAAAGCAAAGCAGATTACAAGGCAGCAATGGAGTATGTATTAAATGCATGCGACAAGCAAGAAAAGATTACTGGAGCGTATTTAAACAAAACGTTCGGAGTTTCGTTACACTTTATTCCAGCAATGATTAATGCAGGATATATTGTAAAGGGTCAATCACGTAGGTACAGATGGAAGGTCCAACTAGGCGTTCTTCCAATCATGGTTAAAAGAATTCAAGAAGACATAACGGATTGGAATATGAGAAACGTTAATAAAACCAGAAATAAATCAACCGAGGCAGTCGTTCCAGTGGAGCCGGAAAGTAATATCGTTCCATTAGGAAATGTATTAAAGATTGATCCTGATGAAACTATGAACTCCAAAAACAATACACAAGTAGAAGAAAAGAAACCAATAGTTGAGCGAGGAAATCAAACAATATATACAGCCCTACTTCAAATGCAGGATGGTACTATTAAAGCAATGAAGGAAGAGGTTAAATCGTTAAACGAAGAGATTGATGAATTAACTAATAAATTGAATTCTATTCCATCAGGATCAAGCCTATCAATTAGAATCTTCGGACTTCCAATATTTTCAATCGCTCGGTCATGAGTGCAAGAGAATTTCTTATTAGAGAGTTGGGTGATGATTTACCTAACTCTCTTGGGGTTAGAATTTGCGGACTGTTGGACAAATACTTAAAAGAAAATAATATGGTAAAAATGGTAAAGGTAGCCAAAGGTCCAGCAGGGCATTGGTACGAAAAGAAAGTAGGTAAGTCATACGAGGTTATTGAATATTCAGAAACTCATGAGGCATATCTAGTGAATGTTGTCGGACATCCGAACGGACGCTTTATATATGAGCGTGATTGTGATATAACTACATGGAATATGAAAGAAGACGCGGAAGAATTCATGACGATCGAGAAGGAGAAGGAGTCATACGATTTCGTAAATCCATCACACTATAAAAAGTTTGAGAAGGAAACATACGAAATGATGATCGACATCTGGGGTGTTGAGGCTTACATAAAGCACTGCGAGATGTGTGCATTTAAGTACAAACTTCGTGCTGGAGAGAAGCCTGATCAGCCAGTACAACGTGATTTAGAAAAGGCTGATTGGTATTTAGAAATGGCTAATAAATTGAGATAATATGAAACCAATATATAATTCCGTCGATAATTCCGTCATGGATTCCGTCTGGGATTCCGTCTGGAATTCCGTCTGGACTTCCGTCTGGAATTCCGTCAGGGATTAATATTAAATATTAAAATTAACAATATGAGTCTAATATTAATAAAATGTGGAAACAAATCATACGCTTGCGAGGAAAGTATAGATGTTTTACGTAAAGAACTTGAGGAAGATACATTATTATTCATAACAGTAAGTGAATGTTACTGGAAAATGGAGGCGCTTGGCGAGTTTGTATCTAAGAGAAAGGAAACAATGATACGAAAGTAATTAATAACTGAAATAACTGAAATCAAGAAAGAATTATGAAAACAGTATTCAAAAAAGGAGATAATGTTTTTGACATATCTTTTGGAAATGGACTAGTCGTATCTATAGACGAAAGAAAACTTGCTCCATATCCAGTAAATGTTAAGTTTAATTGTGGCATATTTGCATTCTATACAATTCATGGTGTTAAATCAAATTCACTAAATCCAACACTGTCATTTACCGAGTATGAATTAAAAGGTTTTAGTCAAGCCATACCAGTTAAATATCCTGACATAGGTAGTCTTTGTTTGTTTAGTGATGATAAATATGAAATTGAAAGTAATCTTGGCGTAATTAGAAAATTAGATAGAATTATTAACGAAAGATATTATACAGACATTGGTAGTGGCTGGGGTTATAAATACTGTAAGCAAATAGAAATAAAAGAACTATGAAAGCATGGCAACAACTAGAGAATGATCCGAACGTAAGTCTGTGGTGGTATGGAGATGAAAGAAATCCAACATCACATTACTACATCGATCATGGAGTACGAATCAGTAAGGACGCTGAGTCAGGACTTATTGAAGTGAAGAATGCATCACTGGCAGACGAGCATTATGTAAAAGTTACAAACGAGCAGTACATAATCTTCGAGAATGAAGGATGGCTGCCCGGATGTTATAGAGTATGTATTGACACATGTAACAAGCGACTAAACAAAGTTAATTACTTAATTTCTGTTGAAAAGAATTCCGACAAGATGGAAGAACTTACGGACAGAAAAAATAAATTATTAACAAAATTAGATCGGTACTTGGAACTGAATGAAAAATTAACTATTTTTGCAACCACTAAAAAGTAATTTATTAACCCTTAAAATTATAATTAAATGAGTAACTGGCGAAAGCTGTACGATCAAGCTGGACAACAGCCGTACTTAGGTCATTGGGACCTAGAAGTAAATGGGAAGTTCGAACCCAAGGAAGTAATCATCGAGAAGTTTTATGTTGGAGAGTTCAATACTGCAGGCGGTAAGGAAATGAAAGTGTTCGCAAATATTGCTGGATTTTCTAAGGCGATGGTAGTAAACAAGAAGAATATGAAGCGATTAAGCAAGGTATTTGGTAGCGATTCTTATGATGATTATATCGGAAAACCTGTAGTTCTTACAGTCGAAAAAGATTTCTCAGCAACAGATAAAGAGATGGTTGACTGCTTACGTTTCTCAACTCGTCCACTACCAAAGAAGGAACTTCCTCTTATGAGCGATGTAGAATTCGAATCAGCAAAGAAAAACCTAGCAGCTGGCAAAACCACGCTAGAAAAAATCAAGGCATTCAGAAGACTTACACCTGAACAAGAGAAAGGATTCCAAGCATGATAGAGAGCCAGATTAGATTCCGAGCAAGCGGTGCAGCGCCGCTGTTTGCCGGAGATGACGGGCTGTCAGAATCAAAGAAAGCCAGACTGAAAGAATTATCAGACAGACATCAATCATTCCTTACAGAAGAAGATCAGAAGTTAAAAAAGAAGTTAGAACTTACTGACAACATGAAGAAAGAAATGGCTGAACTTGAAAGGATTCAGAGTGACTTCCTTAACGGAATAGTTGAGTTAAGCACTGGAGGACGCACGTTCGTTGAGTCTCTAGTTGATCAGATAGTCTATAAGTACCAGAAGACATTTGGAAGTAAGGAGACTGAGAAAGGTAATACGGTTGAGAATGACGCGATTGAATTCTTAAATGAATTCTTTATGACTGACCTGATTAAATCAGAGTCATCACTGTCTCACGGATTCTTTAAAGGACACCCAGACCTTGAGGATGAGAATGAGAAAATGATTATCGACATCAAGTGCTCATGGACAAAGGATACATTTCCTAAACTTCCAGAACAGATTAGTAACAGTACGTACGAATGGCAGTTGAAGCTGTATTGCTACATGAAGTCCAAGATGACCAAGCAGGAATGGAGAAAGGCTAGATTGTGTTATGTACTGATGTCCACACCTGAAGGATTGGTTCCTGACTGGGAGGGTGATGATCTGCACTATGTTGATGATTTAGATCCTGCACTTCGAATTACGTATATCGAGTTCGAACTAACTGATGCTGATATCGCGCATATTGAAAGACGTGAGAAAGCAGCAGTGAAATACGCTAAAGAATATTACAATAAATTAATAACCAAAAATCAGTAAAATGAATGTACCGTATGTAAAGCAGTACGATGAAAATGGAATTATTACCAATCCAATAATCGGAAGGTATGTAAATAATTTCTTAAATCGTAGCAATAGACGAGAGAAGCCACCTAGATTTACTAACAACTCCAACTCAACGCACATCGTTGTAAATGGAGGAATTAGATATCTAAAGAAGCTTCAAATTGAAAGAGATAAGGAAGGTAAATTGAAACACATCTACCATTACATCTTGAAATTAAATAAGTAATCCAAATCAAAAATCAAATCAAATGAGTTTTAAATTAACAGGAGTAGTAAAGAAAGTCGGAGAAACAGTTAAGGTATCCGAAACATTCTCAAAGAGAGAATTAGTTGTAACTGATACATCAGGAATGTATCCACAAGACATCATGTTCGAATTCGCTAAAGACAAGACATCACACTTAGATAGTGTAATGGAAGGTCAGGAAGTTGAAGTCTCATGGAATCTCCGTGGCAGAATGTGGACATCACCTAAAGGAGAAGAGAAGTACTTCAACACACTTGACGGATGGAGAATCGAAGTTGTTGGCGGATCAGCAGCACCAGCTGCAAGTACAGCAGCAGCAGACGCTGAGTCAGATTTACCGTTCTAATAAGCAATTGACTTCCAAGTAATTACGGCAGGATACTTCCCGGAATCCTGCCATATTTTTATCCGATAAATTATGATAACTATATTCAAAAATTTAAATGAAACGACTACTCCTTACTACATGTCTGTAGAGGGTGCGATCGATCGGATAAGAAATGGAAAATCCAAAGATCTGTGTGAGCAGATTAGAAATTCTGACTTAGATAAGCCACAACGAAACGAAATAAAGAAAAAGCTTCCTGCCGTTTGTTACGGAGGAAAATTCAGTAGTCGTTCTATCGCTGGACTTATTGAGTCGTCTGGATTTATGTCAATTGATTTTGATGGGTTTAGTTCACCCACTTCACTTGAGACTAAACGTTTTGAGTTAGAAATGGACGATTACACGCACGACCTTTTCACCTCTCCGTCCGGGGATGGCTTAAAGGTTCTTGTGCGAATTCCAATGTGTGACGCAAATGAATACAAGCAGTACTTCAAGGCAATCGAAAAGTATTATGATTGTGAAGAGTTTGATACATCATGCAGTGATATCAGTCGGATAACCTATGAGTCATATGATCCGAACGTATTTACGAACAGTAACTCGAAAATATGGACGGAAAAACTTATCGAACCGGAGAGAGAGCAAAGGAAGGTACTCATACCTACTAATGACACGAACAAAATTACGATCGGAATTCTCTCTTGGTGGAATAAGAACTATGGCTTGGTATCTGGCGCCCGGAATCACAATATGTATGTACTTGCTCAAGCACTCAATGAGTACGGAATCGCTCAATCAGAAGCACTGCAGACCTGCCTGCAATTTGTACAGCCAGACTTCACAGAATCAGAGATTAGTAGAACCGTTGAATCAGCGTATGTGAAAACTGAGATACACGGTACAAAACAATGGGAAGATCAGGCTACAGTACAGAAAGTTACGGCAATGGTTGCCAACGGTGTAACTCCAGAAGAAATACGAAAGATCGTACCGGAAGCCACGGATGACGTGCTAGAAGATATTGAAGTAAGTGAGGTTGAATTCTGGACCAAAGATCCTAAGACTGGAGCAGTCAGTTTTATAAATCATAAGTACAGAGAATTCCTTACTGAGAATGGTTTCTTCAAGTATTACGCATCAAAAGACGGTACGTTCATATTCGTGCATCTAAGGAATAACATCATTCGAGAAGTCCTTGACGACCACATTAAAGACTTCGTGTCTGAGTGGATGTTTGAACTCGAAGATAAATCAATCTACAATTCGTATGTTGGGAACTTGAAATTACAGAAGGAGGATTTTTTATCCTTTCTCCCGTCAATCAATCATAGATTCCTAATGGATGGAGAGAAGGAGTCGTATATTTTTTACCGCAATTGTGCAATAAAGGTAACTCCATCAGGAATTTCTAGAATGTCATACGATGACCTTAACGGTCTAGTATGGGAGAAGTCAATTCTTGATAGGGATTACAGAGAGATGGATTATAGCGGATGCGACTTTGAGAGATTTATCTACACGATTGCCGGCAGTGAGGCAGATCGTTTTCTTACCATGCGGACCACGCTTGGTTATATGCTACACCGCTACAATGACCCGGCATATAATCCTGTTGTGATTCTAAATGATGAGTCGATTACAGACAAGCCAGAGGGAGGAACTGGAAAGGGTATATTCGTAAACTCAGTATCAAAGATCAGACGATCAGTCATTCTGGACGCACAGAAGATTGATCTAAAGGGAAGATTCACATACCAGAGGGTTTCAACCGACACTCAGGTAATATGTTTCAATGATGCCGACAAGGGATTCCATTTTCAGACTTTATTCTCGATGATCACCGACGGCATGTCGATCGAGGTAAAGAACAGTAAAGAAATCTTTATTCCGTTCGAGCTTGTGCCAAAGATGATAATTACAACTAACTGGGCGATTAAAGGTGGTGGCAACTCCCACGATAGACGCCGATGGGAGGTTGAATTTCATCAGTTTTACAATAAGTCACACACTCCAAAGGATGAGCTTGGCAGGCGATTGTTTGATGACTGGGATGCGGACGAGTGGTCCAGATTTGATAGCTTCATGATTTCCAATATGCAATTATTTATGCAGAAAGGATTGAAGGAAGCCAAATTTAAAAACCTAGATAACAGACAGTTGTTTGCCAAGACGTCACCGGAGTTTTATGAATGGGCTACAGGAAGTGATAAGAGCTATTCCTTAAAGCCGGGAATTGAATTCCTTGGTGCTGAACTAATGGCTGACTTTATTGCACAATATCCGGATTACGGAGCGTTTGGAAAGATGAAGTTAGCACATAGAACATTCTACAATTGGATTAAGGAATTCGCATTAATCAAGTATGGTGAACTACCTAGAGAGAAAAAATTAGATGTTGGAAAGTCCATTGTCTTTATCGAACCAATAAAACAACTAAAAATAAATGAATTTGATAAGTGAATATAAGGAAGTCAAAGACAGCGTAGAAGCTGTCGACTTCCTTTACAAAAAGTTTGGCGGATATGACGGAGGAATGGACTTCGTTGATGCCGTACATAAAGGACTAAAGAAGACCGGACGTGAATTAGTTTGGTGGTGTGGAATGGTAGACAACTATCATAACCATGACGACTACACGATCGAAAGTCTTTTAAGAACTAAGAAGCACATGAAAAATGTGGCGCTTGGATTCTTGAACAAACAAGAGTACGACAATTATCTTACATGGATTGGCAACTGGTCCAAGATGTTGATCGTATGTAATTACCTTGATCCTGACAGATGGATTACAATAGTTGATCCAGTTCGTGAGGAAATGGATTTTGATAGTATGTAATAATTTAAAACAATAAATATGAAAACTTTATTTTTATTTTTTATCATAGTAGTATTTGGACTTAACATAATTCCGATATCAACTGGATTATTAGGATGTCATTTTAATTATTCATTCGCTGAAGGATATTCATTTGGATGGATATTAATCGGACTATACATGCTTAAAAGAGAATTAAGCAGTATATGAAATACACTCTATACCCACACCAAGAAACAGTCGTTGGCAAAATACGTACGTCCGTCCAAGAAGGAAAACGGAAGATATTAGTATTTGCCGCGACTGGATTTGGTAAGACGATAATATCATATGACATTATCAAGAATGCAATATACAGAGGTAATAACGTGTTATTTACAAGTCATAGAATCACACTAGCCGAACAATCAGCTGTTAAATTTTCAGACTTAAATCCAGAATATCTTCAAGGCGATCAGAAAGAAGTAAGTCCAGACTACAAAGTTCTTGTAGCTACCCTTCAGACGTTAGTAAATACAGAAATTACTCCGCCAAAAATCATAATCATTGATGAGGTCCACTACGCATACGAGTCAGATTATATTCAGTCGTTGTTTACTAGATTCCCAGACGCTATATTTATTGGACTCTCTGCAACACCTGTAGACGATAGAGGATTTCTTCTTGATGGGTTTGATACTATCATTGATGACTACCAGACAGCCGATCTGATTGACATGGGATTCCTTACTCCATTCAGGATATTTGCACCGATGAGTGTTAACACCTCAATGGTAAAAATGAAGGGTAATGATTTTGACGACAAGGAATTAGAGAAGGTTATCAACAAGGATGATATCAATAACTCAATTGTTTCGAACTACATTAAGATGGGTGAGGACAGAAAGTTTATTTGTTTTTGTGTCAATGAGAAGCACTGTAACGACCTTAAATCTGCATTTGGTAGAATGGGCATCCAGACTGAAGTTATTTCAGCTAGGACGTCAGAAAAGAAGCGTAAGGATATCTTAGAGAGATACGGACGGAATGAAGTTCGTGGATTACTATCTATTGAAATACTTACTGCCGGGTTTGACGATCAAACGGTCAAGTGCGTGATACTAGCAACAGTAAGTAAGTCATGGCGTAAGTATATCCAGATGTGCGGACGTGGCATTCGCTTATGGGGTCAGTCAATAGCTGAGTCAATAAGTAATGGAAAGCCGGATTGTATACTGCTAGACTGCACTGGAAACATCGAGGAGCACGGACTACCGACCGATCGAAAGGTATTATCTTTTAGAAAGAAGATATCCAAGGTAATCGACCGTGAGTTAGGACTTGATACTGACAACGAGAAGAGGCAGATGATTGTGATGACTGAAGAAAAAAAGGTCTATCTAAAACAGATTGGCAATCTACTGGATATTTATGAAGGCAAGGTCTATGCTAAAGAATCAGATCTTCAAGAGGACGTAAATAAGTATCTCAACAAGACTGGATGGTTTTATTGGAGGCAGAATTCTGGGTCCGCATTTATCGAAGGACGATGGGTAAGTTTCACATCTAAGGCAGGACTTCCTGACAACGCGTTGTTTTTTAGGAAGTCTTCTATTTATATCGGAATTGAATTAAAACTTCCGCAAGGACGCCTTACTGATCGTCAGAAAGAAACTATTCCAGAAATGATTTCTCATGGCGTGCTGGTATTTATTTGCGAAAGCGTTTATGACGTATATAAAGCAATTGAGCATGTGGAATCGAACGTTATTCAGGACGAACATTCTACGGTTATACTCAACTCACTGTACGATCTTCCAGAAAAGCAAGTATTATTAAGAGAAAAATTTAAATTATGAAACCAATCAGCACTTCCGTCAGGAATTCCGTCAGGAATTCCGTCAGGATTTCCGTCAGTAATTCCGTCAGCACTTCCGTCAGGAATTCCGTCTATAATTCCGTCAGGAATTCCGTCTATAATTCCGTCATGAATTCCGTCAGTAATTCCGTCTGGAATTCCGTCTGGAATTCCGTCTGGAATTCCGTCAGGGATTCCGTCTGGAATTCCGTCTGGAATTCCGTCAGGGATTCCGTCTGGATTTCCGTCTGGATTTCCGTCAGTAATTCCGTCGGGACTTCCGTCGGGAATAATATTAACCGTAAAAACATTTTGAAATGAAAAAATTAATTGTAGTTTTGTTGCTAAGTATGACATTGCTAACGTCATGCGATAGTGGTTCATACGAGCACGAAAGACGTATGGAACGTATTGAAGAAATTCAGGCGTTAGTTAGGCTTAAATCAGAAATCAGAAGAGAAGAAGAGATGAATGATTTAATCGAACTATCTAAGGAGATAGATTCATTAATTGAAATAAATAGTAAATCAATAATTAAAAAAGAGAAGAGATGACTAAAGAATCGTATGTAAACAGTAAGAAAGAATTGCATGAAGGAATCAATGCAATCAATAAGCAATTAGCTAATCTTCGAAAGGAATACATTGAAAAATGTGCGCCATGCAATATTGGAGACAATGTTACGTTAGTAACGGATGGAGGACGTAAGATAACTGGAGAAGTAAAGTCTCTGGCTATTTATTTGGATGATATATTTGTTGATGCCATTAAACCGGCTGAAGGTACGAACGTATATTTGTCTAAGCCTCATAAGTCAATAACTGTAAATTAATAAGTTCCGGTGTCTAATTTGTAGATACCGGACATTTTAAAGTAAGTAAGTATGAGTAGTGAAATAAAAAGATATCCTGAAATAAATTCAAACTTCTATTTAATTGGAGATACCGCCTTCTTACAGTTAGCATCTGTTATAGATAAAACAAATAAAGGTGATTTAATAGTTGCTGATAAATTTAATTTTGATGCCACAGATAAGTTTTATTTATGCACTACACTTATTGAGGCTACTGATAGGTTTCATAGAATGTGTCAAAAATACATTAATGAATATGAGGAATGAATTTAAAATAAACGAACTCATTCAATACAGAATGAGATTAAAAGAAGAAGTCCGTGAATTAGTTATGGCTGCAGAAGCTAAGAAACTTGAGATTAGATATATTTCATCACAGATTGACTTACTTAGTATTAACCAATTAGAAATAGATTTCGATGAAAGCAGGTGAATTAAGAATTGGTAATTATGTCCATATGGATATGAGTATAGATGATATTGAAGTTATTAGATTAAGGATTGGTGATTTAGCTTCATTTGCAATTGAGGCAAGAGAGTTATATCCAATCCAACTAACAGAAGAATGGTTGTTGAAGTTTGGGTTTATCGAAGTAAAAAGACATACTCATGATTTTGAAGAGGTTTTTTATGGTAAAAGTATTATAAAGGATTCACCGAATCATTACGAACAATTAGTTATTTCTTTACCATTAGGAAATATTGAAATAGGTGAGTTCAATATAGAAGAAAGCTATCTGATGAATATAGATATGAAGTACGTCCACCAACTACAAAACCTATACTTTGCATTAACTAACGAGGAGCTACATGAAACCAACACTAAGTAATCCAAACGTACAGCTGCTAGCTGATATGTTCGATTTAAAAGTCCCGAAGATGTACAATATTATGATCGATGTGTATTCAGTAAGTAATAACGAACTAATAATCAAACATGCGTCAGTACTTGATGCTGAGTTTCAGCCTGTACGCGAGGCTAATCTAGGACGACTAGCTGATCACTTGCATGAATGTAATGTTGTATTTAAGAAGTTATGACATGAGCGATTTTGAGAAAGTATTTTATAAGTTATTTGAGCTACACATGCAGGGTGACTTGAATAAATTTAAGTCTGAATACAATACGTTATTTAATAAAGTAATACTGAAGAGCGTTGAAATTCATACGAGAGAATTAATGAAGGAATCACTTGATGTAATTGATGGATATCTTAATGCTGGAAGTAAGGACTCAAGAAAAATAGCTCACGAATCAGGTAAGGCTATCTACAAGAAACTAACAGGGCTTGAATACGTTAATAAGATAGATCGTAAGCCATGAACACCTCAGTATATATAGCAGACGTAGACATAAAACTGATTCCTGTCAATAAGAAATCAAGACTGCATCCAATTCATAAGGTGCTTAACAGATATCCGGTCGTAATGATTAACGATAAGGATGTACATCACGAGATGTTTGTAAAGTCAGTCAATCGTATGTTTAAGGATAGAGACATGACTAGATATCGTCTGGTTTATAAAGTAAGTAATTTAAAATTTTCAAGTAAATGTCAATGGAGCAACTAACAGAGAAACAGATTGTAAAAATTCATGAATACTTTAAGCCGTTATATCGCGTACGTTTTGGAGACTGGATTTCTGAAATGCGTAGACAAGTAGCTGTACAGTTGCAAAGTCAGGGTGTATCAATTCCAAACATATCGAAAGTAATACAGACTGAGAGATCGACTGTATATAACTACCTAAAGTGTACACCTAGAAAAGACTGCATGAAGGAAGTTAATAAATTTCTTTTCGAATGGATTGATTCAGGAATGTATCCAAAATCTAAATACGTTCATGACTCAAAGAAGGGAATTTATTACTTAGATTATGAATTAAGAACTATCGATAATATTAATGTTCCGATTGAAAGAAAAAGCCGATATAAAAGAAAAAGTGTCGTCCAATTGGATAAATTTATCGATAAACTGTAATTTTATTTGGATGTAACGAATAAATGATTTAGCTTTGCTAGCATGATTCGAAATATCCAATGGGTCAACTCAACGATGGATGAGATTGACGAATATAATCGTGAGCTGTATGAGGCACTGTCCGACGGAAGTCAAGAGGAGGTGGAGTCAGCAATTAAGAAACTGAATAAAGTCCTATTGGACATTCGAAAATCAATCAAGGATGAGTGATAAAATTAAGGAGAGGGCAATCGAACTCTTTCAATCAGGCATTTCTAATAAGTCTGAAATAACGAGATCGATAATGTCCGAACAAGGATTAGATAACTTCAATGCTATACGGATGAAGGTTCGTAGTGTGTTGGATAGTCTATCAACGCTAAAGCGTGATCCTGCATTAATTGCTGAGTGTGAAAGAGTTGGTATTGATCCTTCAAACGTAGATTCTTACTGGCATAAAAGTAAACACTTCAGTCTTAAGGTAAAGAAAGATAGTAATGAGTTTAAGTATGAAGACTTCCGGGAAAATCTTATTGAAGAAATATCTAAATGGAGTCCTAAATACGTGACGATTGAACGTAAACCAATTGAAGATGGTCACTGTTTATTATTTGATCCTGCAGATATACATATTGGAAAGCTATGTAGTTCATTTGAGACTGGAGAGGATTATAACCAACAGATAGCTGTTAAAAGAGTTCGCGAAGGTCTTCATGGAATTATTCAGAAGTCGAACGGATTTAATATTGACAAGATTATCTTTGTAGCTGGAAATGATGTACTACATACTGATACACCTAGAAGAACCACGACTAGCGGTACTCCTCAAGATACGGACGGTATGTGGTACGACAACTTCGTAATTGCTAAAAAACTAATCATTGAAATCATCGAAACTTTAATGACTATAGCTGACGTTGAGGTTGTATATAATCCATCAAATCATGACTACATGTCTGGATTTATGATGATCGATTCAGTTAAGAGTTGGTTCCGTGAAAGTAAAAATGTTAGTTTCAATGCAGATATGTCCCATAGAAAGTATTCAATTTATGGTAAAAACCTCATTGGTACTACACATATGGACGGAGCTAAAGTTACGGACCTTCCAATGCTCATGGCTCACGAAGCATCTGAACACTGGCACAATTGCAAGCACCGATATATTTTTGGGCATCACGTACATCATAAATCTGGAAAGGATTATATGTCTGTAAATGTCGAGACATTACGTTCTCCAAGCGGTACTGATAGCTGGCATCATAGACAAGGTTATCAATGGTCTCCTGTTGCTATTGAAGGATTTGTGTTTCATAAGGAGCATGGACAGGTAGCTAGATTAACTCATATATTTTAAATATTATGGAAGTATTTTCATTAAGCAAAGCAACTGAAGAACACATAACTGATTATGAATTATACGGTATATTCTCTAGCATGGAAAATGCACAAGTATACGCAATGAAAGACAATCAAAATCTTAAAATTCAAGGAGTAGACACTATAAATAATACTGATTATTCGTATTGGGTTATAGACTCATGGATAATAGACACGCCTTAAGTACTGATTTAGACACCGTTCGAAAGGTTACATAAAGAATCTAATTTACAGGCTGTGACGTAGTTCGCACACTGACTTACTTAAGAAACAAAAAGCCCCGGTTTCGATCGGGGCTTTTGCTTTACTTTATCTTTCTTATTTTCTCCATATCTGAAGATCCAACAGATTTTTCTTTCTGGAATATATCAATGTAGGCATCCATTTGCTTTTCATTATTAAATCCTCCATTCTCTTTGATCCATTCGATCTCTTCGATTACGCGATCAGTACCACTTTGAGACTTAGTTCCGTCCATATTCTTTACCAAGAATAATTCGACCTTGTTAAGTTTTCCTCCTTTGTGGCTTACAACATCATTATATGTGTCAAATTTCTTTTCTGAAATCGCACTCTTCTTCTTGATGTTATTCTCAACTCTTCTATTTATCGAGCTATATTCAGACGGGAATCCAGCAATATTGTATGCAAGGTTTCCGTACCACATAGTCTTAAGTACATCGCGATCATCCTCTAGTACATACTTCTTTTGTACCTTACCGTACATATCCTGCTCGAATTCACCATTGAATGCTAGATTGTACGACTTCTTAAGTTCTACCAATTTATCATAAGGAATTCTATATGTACCTCCCATACCTTCGCTCTGATATCCAAGTATCTTGAATCTATCTTCTTCCTGATGTTTTTCCATCCATCTATCAGCCTCACGACCAACTAACGGACGCTCACCATTTAATTCGCGTTCTTCATTGTGCAGTCTAAGAGCTTCTTTAGTTTCTCCACTCGTAGCTTTTGCAGCAGCATTTAGCTTTTCGTATGTCCAATCAGAAGCTGATATTACCGAACTATCTAATAATGGCACTGGAGAAAGTACGTTAGAAATTAAGTTTCCAACAATATACCCCCACTGCTTCCATAACTGAGCTTCTTTTTCCTTCTCATCTTCCGGAGCTGCAGGAGCTATCTCTCCAGCTATCGCAATAATTCCAGCTTTAATTCCAAATGCTATAGCGTTAAACACGGCGATCTCAGCAGATAATCCTCCTAACGAACGAGCAGCTAGTTTTTTATCCTCAATTGAAGCCTCTTTACTTGTAAGCGTTGAGAAATCAGTAAACATTCTTGACTTCTGGTTTATCGCAAATGACGCAAACGGAAGTAATATATTTCTAATTAACTTCTTGTACGGAACATTTGAAGCCATTAATTCTCCAGCTAAATCTCCATCAGATACGTTTTGCTGACGATCAACCATTCGTTGAGCATAGTCAAGCGCATCTTCGTTAGCATCTTCTGGCTTTGTGAAGTCAATATCTTCAGACATGCCGTTATTTGCCATGTACTGCTTGTAGTATGATATGAAAGACGATCTAGCTATAAATACGTCAGGCTTCGCAAGAACTGTTCTTAGAACCGATCTATTAGCTTGTTCAATTGCTGACAACACCTTCACGGCTTTTCCACTGTTAACAGCATCATCGATTAATCTATTAGCATCCTCAAATCCAGATTGCGATTCAAGACCTCTATTTGATATACCTCTGCCTATTTTAGAAATCCATTCATTCTGATCTTTGCCTATAGCAAGGTCAAATCTTCCTGAGTTAATTATCGTATTTATAAGTACCGGGATTGTCTGCTTTATTGGCTGAGTAAATCCACCTAATGCTCTAGCAGCACCCATTGACGCCCAAATCTTTCCAGCTTTGTCTAATGCCTGTGCATAGTCATTATCGATTGAACCAGTTGACTTGTTTCTACTTCTAAGTATGTAGTTATCAATCTTCTTTCTGAATACATCTCTGTCTTCTTTTGAAGTCATGACTTTCTCCCAATTCTTAGACTTCAAGAATCCGCTAATCTGTCTAATCGATCCGGCAGTTTTCATATCCACAAATGCAGCCTTCAATGATTTCGAGTTGTTCATATCGAAGTTAAGGTCCAAGAAACGTCCGTCAGCCATTGATGATTGCTTTTTCGATGACATTAATACACCTGACTTCTTGTCGTATTCATAATCCAAAAACTGTCCGAACGCGCCTCCAGATTCTATTGCCTCCTCTACTGATTTATCAACAGGTTTTGTGCTAGAAAATTTATCAGGAGTGTAGTACATATCTCTATCAAGGATTGTGTTGTAAACGTTCTGACTTACGTCCGCAAGCTCGCTGTAGTTATCAGTCCATTTATTTACCCACCAGTCTACAGCTTTGATATTATTCGAATCAACTCTTGATTCTATATCAAGCATTGTAACTCCTGTCTCATTAATTCCAAGTTTTTCAGCGACTTCAGAATACATTCTTCCAATCTCTTGGTCCTTCTCAGATCCCTTCATTAATGTAGCAATACTATCATTAATCAATTTTATCTTTCTCTTAAGTTCTAAATCTTGAACTGACTGATCTCCAATAACCGTTCTCTTTAATGCAGCATACATACCTCTCTCGTAGATATTCTTTGCTGACATAAACTTCTCTCCGTTTGGTTTTGAATTCTTGAACTCGCTATAGTATGAATCAATGCTGTTATTCCATAACTTGTTAGCAAGCGCAACTCCATTCTCGTATGCAGAAAGTCCTATAGCCTTGGTGATCTTCTGAGCATTATTTACTCCCTTAAATA